CAAGAGGCTATCAATATCTGGAAGTCCTACGACCAAGCATCAAAAAACTGTAAAGGGTATGAGCCTTTAGTTGTTCTCAAAAGGAATAGAAGTAAAGTATTGGTTTTATTAGATGCAGAACATTTTGTAAAACTGCATAAAGACTAATAAATATTTTCGTCAATTAATTTTTGTAAGTACCACCAGGCTTTTCGTAAATCTTCGATACCATTATCATGTTTCTTTTCGTATCTCCACAAGTATTTAATACAACACGCTTTTAGATGCGCCTTGAATTGATCGTGCGTCATACTGGCTTTGATGGCATCAATACATTGTATCTCGCCTTCGCTTTTGTAGTGGTCAGGGTTTATATTGTCTTTAATTTTATTAGGTGGTCTCATTTTCTAAATCCAAGGTCACGATATTCGGACTATTGTAAATTGTTGGTTTATTACCCTTCATACATCTTTTGATGTTATCCAGGTGCGTGTTCATTGTTTCCCAAGCAACATCCATTTGCTTATCTGTAATTATGAATACTTTACTTGCGTATGGCGGTTTCTTTTCTTGAGCAACAAATACAAATTCTTTTACTTTATAGCCTGCAGCTTCCATACCGCGTCTATACCAAGACGCTTGTTCTGCATAGCCATACTTCAATACAGAATCTCTGAAATACTCAGGAGAGCAACTGTAAGTGGTTTTGTAATCCACAACTACAATTTCATGCGGTTTATGTGGGCTTCTTGGTTGGCAAATAACATCAGGACGGCATTTGCAAAGAACTTCGTCTTCATACCAGTAAAATGATGCTTCGGCAATTTTGCCCTCACCATTCAAATACATATCACCCTCTGGAATCATGTGGTCACGCATCGCCATAATATCTTTGTATTCGTTTTCTTTAATACAGCACATACCTCGATCTAGTATGTCTTGTTTAAGTTCTTTGTTTATTTTGGTATATGGAGATCCAACAATTACTCCAACGTCTCTGGAAAAAGCATCTTCACCCTCTACAAGAAGAGAGTGCGCTGCTGTTCCAAAATTCATAGCTGCTGTTGTTTCTTGTTCTAATTCAAGCGCGTGTAACTGGCTCTCACCAAATTTACGCACGTAAGATGAACTGATACCTATATCTGAATGATAATCTTCATTTGATATACCAGTATAAATAAAAGCATCACCGCGCTTCTCACATTTGTATTGATCTAATGGGTGTTTCATTTGGTTCTCCTAAAATGGAAGACTATCAAGATCGTCGTCAAATTCGTCTTCATCAAAATGTACTTTCTTCTTATCGTTTTTATCTGGCGGTGGATACATATTTAGTTTCCGTTCAAACTCAAAATAATCTGCGTCATACTCTGTATAATCCAGCAAAGCTGTTTGAATTAAATCTTCATTGAAATAAGGTTCAGGCCAAAATCCAAACCTGTTATATATGGTTTGCATGTTTTCTTGAAATGACTTTTTATTGTCATACATGGGTTTACCGATAGATAGCCAGTATTTTCTTATTTCTCTCAACCCTTCTTTGTCGCCCTGGTAAATTATATCGTACTCAGTTTTTTCGTATGGCAAGTATATGTAACCGCCTTTATTACGATTGAAGACGTAGCACTTGATGGGTTTACCTATCGTCATTTATCAGTCTCCTCTCTGATTCTTTATAGACATCTTCAAATACAATAGGGTATCTTTCTCTTAATACAGTCAAAGCGTATGCCATTCTGTTCATTGATTCGAGGTCGCTGCAAAATAATTCTGTAGATTCGAGATCAACAGGTTCAAAGCGTACAGGCATTTTGATTTTTTTTGGCTTAACGGTTATCTTTTTTGGGACTGCAATATCTTCAATAGTTTTGTTTAGTTCTGACATTTAATTCTCCAATTAAATTGTATATTTTAGAACATTGTACTTTATTACATCTTTATAAGCAACATTTTGAATAACTATATGAAGTAACAATATGTTGAAATAAATATTTACATATGTTTATAATAAAGTATTGGGTAAGACAGGAACTACATACCATAAAAACACACATACCCCCTGTCTTGCCCTTTCTTTAAATCAATATGGAGAAAGGTATGCCAAGATTAAATAACTTTCAAATTTTCGTTCGTAGAATGTATTATCAAAATTGCAGAGAGCGTAGAGACAACGGACAAAAACCTTACTTTGATTGGGAAGAATACTTGAGTAAAAACGAAGAATTTTTAAAACAAAAATACCAGGAGAAAAAAGATGATGTGTCCTAAGTGCGATGAAGGCTATATTGTTACGCAAGAAGCCGAGCCAGATATAGGTATTCCAAAAGTACATTACTGCGAAGAGTGTGATGAGGTATATGATGAATATGAAATCGACGAAATTAGGTATGACTTATGAGTAAGATAATAGTAAAAAGTCCTAAGATTTATCAATACACTCTCTTAAATATAGTAAAAGATATTATAAACAAAGAACCTTTGGATGAAATGCAGAAGGATAGTCTAATTTCAAAGGTGGAGTTATTGCAACAAAACGAGCCTATAATCGAATTGGAGAAATAATATGGCCAGATTCACAGATAACACTATTTATAACGAAATGATAATGTCAATCATAGGCATATTTTCTAAACTTGATATAGAAACTCAAATAATCACTGTTAAGACATTGGCGCAAACCATTGAAAGACAGCACAATATTACTCAGATGGAACGAGAATCTTTCGAAGAGAAAGAACATTTGCTGCGACAGCAACATGAAATGATGCAAGCATTGTCTGATTTAGAAGATAAATCAGGTTTATATAAGTGAAACCTCAAGTAGTTTTAAGTTTATTTGATGGTATGTCTTGCGGTCAGATTGCTCTGAATCGTTTAGGCATACCCATCAAAACATATTACGCATCGGAAATAGATCCATACCCAATCAAAGTCACCCAAGCAAACTATCCACATACAGTACAGTTGGGTGATGTCAGAGATATATCCTTAGAATCATTACCAGAAAAGCCAGATATTATACTGGCTGGCTCTCCTTGTACTGGATTTAGTTTTGCAGGTAAGAGATTGGCTTTTGATGATCCGCAATCGGTATTGTTTTTTGAGTTTGTCCGTTTACTGAAAGAGATCGAACCTAAATGGTTTCTTTTAGAGAATGTCAAAATGAAAAAAGAGTATCTAAATGTGATTACAGAACATGTAGGTGTTGAACCGATTCTATTAAATAGCGCGTTAGTCAGCGCACAAAATAGATGGAGATATTATTGGACAAACATTCCAGGAATTAACGAACCTGAAGATAAAGGTATTGTACTAAAAGATATATTGGAAAATGGTTTTGACAGCGAAAGAGATAAAAGCTATTGCTTAGATGCAAATTACTACAAAGGCAGTAGCGTAGAAAATTATTTTAAAAAAAGCCGTAGGCAAATGGTTTATCATGACGATACGAGTAATCTACCTGATAAATCATCTGTAATTAAATCCAATTACTACAAATCATCTAAGGCAAACTTTGAGAATGATAAAACAAAAGGCAGTAAGTTTTCAGCGACAGGTGTACCGCAAAAATTGCATAAACCCAAGCAAGTAGGAGTGGCTGCTGAGATAAATGGTCACGATATTTTGAAACGAGTGTACTCTCCTGACGGAAAATCGCCTACTTTGAACAGTTGTTCGGGTGGAAACAGAGAACCGAAGGTGGCGGTTAAATGTATGACTGAAGTAAGAACACCCGAAGCAAACAAAATAAGAGCCGAACATAAGAAAAGAACAGGAAAAGACTGGTCGCCTAGACACATGAGGCATTTGGTTGAACGAGATGACGATAAAACAAACACTCTGACAGCAAATACCAGTAAGCAACATATAATACAAATACAAAAAGACAGCGAGATGCGTTGGAGAAAATTAACACCGATTGAAGCGGAACGCCTGCAAACAGTTGATGACGATTATACTGCACACGTGAGTAATTCGAGACGCTATAGCATGTTAGGCAATGGCTGGACTGTAGATATTATTTGTCACATATTAAAAAACATGGTCACCGTCGAGCAAGGTGGCGAGGTAGCGGAGAGAAAAGGACAAATCGGGTTCGAATTTTGATATACTCCCGATATGGAAGAGAAAAAAACGCCTGATCTGAAGGTAGTATCACTTGAAGAAAGACGGCCTAAACCGAATCATATCGAGGGCAAAGAACGCCTGGATCTACTCTTTGAAGATTTTGTAAAGCGCGGTGCAAGACCTGAAATGGTCGCAGAAATGATACTGGCATACGGAATATGTGAAGTATTGAATCATTCGGCACGTCCAGAAATCGGGTTCGAATCTATCAGTCGGCTCTTAACTGACTCATTTAATCTAAATATTGAACAAGAATACATCTTTCCTGATAAAAATAGGAGTTTTGTCAGAAACGATACTGACGATGACAAAACTATCTAGTCTGAAGACCTTTATTTGTAAGGTTTTGGCGTTTTGTCAGTTTTGTCAGGATATCTGTCTTTCCTAAATAATCAGGGACAAAATGTAGAAAAATAAGAAAAAAAGAAAGGGTATATATATATTAATATGACAAAAAGGGGGTTTTAATAAATATATATACTTGTATCCCTTTGTTTTAGCGGATTTTGTTTTGGCAGACACATTCTGACAAAACTCTGACAAAATAAAAATAATATGACAAAACTATATATAGATTAGATTGTACGTATGAAAGTATTAGCTAATAAAAAGATAAGAGAATCGTTGCATCCAGATATACGAGAGTTGTTAGAGTCGGAAATGATTGTTAAGATAGCTGAAACATTTCCTGGAACAAGAATAGTATATGCCGAGAGACACATACATAAGAAAAAGTGTAAAAGTAGAACCGACACTTGAAGAAACAGATGAAATGCCTATCGAATATCTTAATCAAGATGAAAAGCATTTAACCAAACGACAAAGATTGCTCGTTTGGAATTTAGTCAACGATCCACAACTAACGTATGCCGAGGCTGCTAAGAAAGCAGGTTATAAAAATCCTATTGTAGTCGGGCGATATATGCGTAAGGATTCTAAAAGTAAATATGCGCACGTTCGTCGGGAATACGAGAGATTGATGGTCGAGGCAAAGAAGAAGTTTGAATTAACGCATGAACGTGCGGTTGAGGATCTGTATAAATTGAGAGATGATGCTTGGGGTAAAGGTGCATTTAACGCAGCTATTCAGGCTCAAGGATTGTTATTGAAGGTCGGGGGATTAATCGTTGATCGTCGGGAAGTATTGCATGGGAAGATAGATCAAATGAGTCGGGCAGATGTAGAAAGAAGACTCCAGGAATTACTTGGAGAAAAGTCAGTCGGGATTATTGAGAATAAGTCGGGAACTAAGGCCTTGGAAAATAAATGAGTAAAAGAAAAAAATTAACTACTGAGTCGGGTATCGAGGTTGAATACCTGATAGATGAAAATGGATTCCAGATATACGGAGATTATACAGACAGCGAATATCGGGAAATAATCCCGATAGTCGCCAGTCTAGAAGTAGAACAGAGATCATCTTAGATCGCTTTCTTTCGTTAGTATACTCCTCATAATATCCTCTACTGAGTCTACTATATCTATATATTCATCTTGCTTTTCTTCTGTCCTATTCCCTTCGTCATCATAAATCGGATCAAGTGAAGAATACTCAAGTATGTATTCAGATAACATTGCATATAGCTCTACCCACTTTTCATCAGGTATAATTGGTTTACTCATCAGAAATCTCCTTGTCTAAAATGTCTTTTTGATACTCTTTTCCAAACTTTACTATATCTTTCTAGCCAGTCGTATTGTTCTTGATTATTATAATTACCGCCTGTTCTACTTTCAGATGCACATATATGTTCTAATCCGTTTTTTTCATAAAAGTTATTTAAGATATCGCACATATAATCAATCATCGAAAAATCTCTGCCTTTTGATTTAGTTATAAAAAGATGATGCTCTTCATTTTTCATCAGAAATCTCCTATCCATTTGTTAAATACTTCATCTCTTTCTTGTTCTGTTCTAAACCAAAAACATTCGGTATGATCATGTTCTTCATTATCGTAAGTGTAAATTCCGTAAGGTAAACCTTCGTTATCCTTCCAAACTTTTTTGCTTTGTCCCATTTTTTTGTAGTAGGTATCTAATTCTTGTTCCCACCAGTTCACTTTTTCAATTAAATTTTTATTGATCATCAAGAATCTCCTTAACTGTTATCTTAAATTCATAATCAGGTACTTCTAAATTATCAGAATTTAAAATTGTTCCACATTGACGTATGGTTTCTATGTTAATTTTGTATTTATCTTCGTTGAAATATTTTTCTGGGATCTCGCTGTTACAGAAAGCCCAATCTTCATTTGTTGCTATGATGTCTTCAAAGTAAACAATTTTTGATTTTTGCTCAGTCATCTTACTTTCTCCTAGTTTAATAAATATAATAGAATCCACCATTTCTGATGGATTCGATATATTCACTCCTCGTTTATATTTCTACCTTTATATTCTGGTATCTCATAATCAAAGTTATGAACAACTTCGGGCATTTCTACATTACATAATTTGATATATGCGTTCTTCAAATCTTTGTCTGTATGTTCGTTGATATGATTTTTTAGAGTATGTTGCAACTCAAATACTTCCTCTAAAGTAAAGTTTAATCTAGGCATTTTAATACCCCCTCATTACTGGGATTGTTTCCAATCCCTCAATTGAAGTAGCTAATGAGCCACCATCATTGCCTTCATCATCTGCCATTGGGAATATCCATGAGCCATCAGTAAATGTTATAGCTAAAGGTGCTTTATCCCACATCATTTCTTCAACCTCATATTTTGTTAGATATTCAACCTTGGCAATGGTTTTTCCCACCAGTTCTGATGAAATCTTCTTTTCCCATCTATCAGTAGTATTATTTTTACTCATGCTTGTTCTCCTATGTTATTAATAAAATTTATAAATGTTTGTTTCGGGAATGTATCATCAAGATAATATTCAGTTTTACCATTGAGTAAATCTTTGATGAATTTGATAACTTCTTCATCTCTCCATTTGAATAAATTAAGTTTATGATTGGTATGTTCCTCTAATATCCCAACTAATCCGTATAATGTTGGTTTGTTGACGAAATCAACCACCTCATTGAAGTACATGGTTTGAAATGAAAACTCAATGCCGTTTCCATAATCTCTTTCGTATGTTGCTGAAAATCGCCAATCTTCAAATTCAGATAAATCTTTATGACCAATACTAAGATATGCTTGTTGCCTACCTTCTTTTGTCGGGTGATTAATCCATATCTGATAGCCATTGTGAGAGAAACTTGGTAATTCATCATTTCCATAAGATACATTTTCCCATTCATCAGGAATATCTAAGTATCTGTAATAATCTTCCCAAGTGAGTTTTTTCTGATAATCTAATTCACTCAATATAATTTTTCTCCTATACATATTTTTTCTGGTAGTGTTGGCTAAATCAATGTTACCAACCTTGTGTAATAAAATAGAGTCAACAAAAACTTCTGTTTTTATTTCATTGTTTAGAATGTCGGTTAATATTCCACACTCAGAATCAGAGTCAAATGTATCAAACCAATCACACACATCTTCAAATTCAATGTGTTTTCTCATTACGCACTCTCCTTACCTAATACTTTGAATATTAAATCCCACGCTTTTTTATTGGGATTGATGAAGTCAACATTTTCTTTTAACCCTAAATGATGAATTTTTCTTCTCTTTGATATTGTTGCATCACGCAAATAATGTTTGTATTCGTGACCCCAGAAATACGCAATACCCATATATTTTTTTGTTCCAACATACGATTTATCTAAATTATGTAAGTCACAAAATGATTCAAAATCAATAACATTTAAATTGATACTGTAATTACTCATTATTGGCTCTCCTTGCAAAACTTTTTATAAGACAGATTCCAAGGATTGTCATTTTCTTTAAAGTCATCTTCAGTAAAAATGATAGTGTCGTACCCATAGTTTTTACCAACTTGCATGGCACTATTGAATACATCTTCACCTAATTTTTCTTTTAACCTTGGTAACTCGCTTTGATGTATTTCAACAAACTCACCATTAATACGATAACCATAACCTTCAAGATCAAACTCGTATCTGTCAAAATAGACGATTGTTGATTGTGTGAATTTCTCTTCTGGTTTATTCATTATTGGCTCTCCTTCAATTTATCAATCTCGTTAGTGAGAGCAAACATTTTTGGTACTCCATTCTTGAGAGTATCGTAAAAGTAGAATCCCTCCCATACCATTCCATCAAAATCGTGATCATCATAAAAGCACCATACAATTTCTTTATGCTCATGTATGATTGATAAATTATCTTGGATTGTTTGATATATTCGTTTTTTCAAATCATCTCCAATTACATCCGCATAATATAAACCAAAAATACATAATTGGTTTTCATCTGTCGGGAAACTAAAACTTGGCTCTAATTCTCCGTTATGATTTTCTAAATCATTTATCAGCCATAAGGTTTCATCTGTCAGTTTGAGATTGTGTGAGAAATGCAGACAACCACCACCAGAATAAATCCAACCTAAATTGTATTTATCCATTAATTTTCTTTCTTGTTCTAATATTTGCATTACGCGCTCTCCTTATATTGAGGTTTTATTATACATTATTTGGGAACAAAAAGTACACATATTAGTTAATTATTTATTCTATACAGTAGAGTTTTATAAAAAAAATAGCATTTATCTCACCTCGTCTGGCTCTACATCTACAGAAACGAAAATGTCGGGTGTCGGGTTCATATTTAAGTGTCGGGTGTCGGGTTATCTCTTATATATGGATATAGATGATAGATAGATATATACAGATAGATGATGATATTGAGATATTGTCGGGTGTCGGGTTTAGTCGGGTGTCGGGTTAATATTTAAAACCCCGACAAGACCGACAGATAGATATAGACTGATAGATAGATTTATATATAAAAAAAGTGGCTTATAAAATTTTAGATCCAAAAAAATTGGGTTATATAGAGATAAAATCCTGGTGGACAATTTGTTTACTTTCGTTATATAATAAAAGTTCAATTAATCAATATAGGAAATACAAATGAAAATTACTGTTACCAATTTAATCAATCTTGATTCCAACACTTTTATGAATGTTTCACCATTATGGGCGGTTTCATACTCTTATTGTGAAGAAAAAAATTTGCTTTCAGCGTTATTTGCAAGCAATCAAAAAGGTAAATTTCTAGAGTTTTCAAAATCTTTGCCCATTTTTTATGGCAATAAATCAATATCATGCG